GCCCACGGTGGTTAGATTGCTTTCATTGCTGGATGAACGCCCAGAATTGGCGTTATTGCTCAAAGAGATTCACAAGAAAGAGGGTTAATCATGGCTTGTTCAAGATGCCAAAAGCGCGGGCAATTAATCAAAGGCGCTGTTAAAAATATCGGCAAGGGCAATACACGCCAAGGCATGAACAAACTTAGGGTTATGGGTAATTCAATGCTTAGAGATGCGCGCGGGGCGCGGCTAAGGGGTAAACGTGTTTAAGCTCAAGAAACGGCCATCCCAGGGGCGCAAAAATGCAGCACAAAAAGCTTACCAAAGAGCAACGGCCAGTGGTGTTTATGTTGACATCGATTTAAGGCCATTAGCCCGCGCATTCTCTTATTTGAGCAAAGAGACTCTTGATAAAGGTATGGTTAGAGGCCTGAATAAAGGCATGGATAGAGCCAATACTTTATTTGTTAGGGAGTTACAGCGCGACACGGGAATCAGACGCCAAACAAGAATCAGAGGGCGCATAACCAAAATACCAGCAACAGCGAATCGATTGGAAGCAAAGCTTTTGATTAATCGTCGCTATCTCAGCATCGATAAAAAAGATTTTGGTGCAAAACACAAATGGTCAAATCAATATCGAATGAATTCAAGAGGCGTGAAGCACCAAGCCTGGGAGGGCGGTAAGTTAACAAAAAAATCATTCCTAATTAAATCGCGTCCTGATTTGCCAGCGATGTTTGGCCTTGAGGGAAGGCGTTTAAGAGCGGTTTACGGTCCTAGCCTTGCGCGTGAAGTTGCGAGAAAGCGCCCAAAATATGCGGGCATATTGAGAAAAGCCGTTCGCAGTGTGGTATTAACTGAAGTTAGGCGAAATTATCGCGACGCTGAAAAAAGAGCCAAGGCCAAATTTGGTTTATAGCGTTTCACGTGAAACAAAATTGTTTCACGCCCCGCTCAATCTCAAAATGAAAATTCACCCCGTTTGAAATTGGGGTGAAATGGTAAAAATGATCATAGCTCTATGACAAGAATTGAATAGTTTGTTTAGAGCTATTATGAACCATAGCTATGCGATAGATTTAATTTACCTCATAGCAAGTGAGCATATTAGCAAGAGGGATTGGAAGTTCAATTCATACCCTCTTACTATGATTAAGCGGCTGTCCTGCCACCAGTGGCAATTGATTTTGCGCGACCAAGGTCAAGAGCCTCGCGACGTGATTTAATAGCCTTGATAGCTTTTACTTTAGAGCTTACATTTTTCTTTGATGTAAGAGTCCATTGATAAGCGACTTCTTTTACAAGAGTGGCCTTTTCTTTCTCAAGATTAGCAACCACATCATTAAAGTTGAATATGTCAATTTGCTTTAAAGTAGAGTCCAAGCTTTTCAAATAAATTCCAATTTTTTTCTTGCCTTCATCACTGTCAATGATAGGGCAAGGCTTGCGCTTGCTTGGCATTGAGCGTTTAACGGCCTTGGTGACATTCTTCACAATAAAGGCTTTGTTGTATTCGCTCAAGCCATGCGCGAATGCGTCAACCATTGTATTAACAACGCGGTTAATTAAATCGGCATCGATTTGTTTTTTATTGCGCGGACTCATAACCATTGCATAAGCCGCATTCGTGATCTCACAATCTGAAATCATTCTAATGTATTTAGTCATAGTTCTTTCCTTTCGTTTAAAAACCCCTATGCATTTTCACTTTCAAATTTTACCCCGTTTGAGATTGGGCAAAAATGGTGTTCAATGCATAGGCCAAGGCCCGCGCCAAGGTGGCACGGGCTAAAGGCTATGCATTAATGAGCTCGATACATAATCTTTTGAACATGACCATATTTGAGATTGGTCAGTGCTATTTTATATGTATCACCAATGCGACTCAAGATCAGCACTCTATGGTGTGATGTTTGAGCCATTGGAACACCCTGATTCAACGCTTTTTTAATAGCGTCTCTTTCGAGTGGAAATAATTGCTCATTTCTTAAAGTTTCCATAGTTTTTTCCTTTCGTTTTAATCCCCATCCAATGGATAGGCTTAAGACCTCTCTATATGGATTTTGCCAAGGCCTTAAGGCTAGTCATTGTATGTAGCTATATGCTCGCAATCGTTTTTAATTCCGTTTCAAATTTCAGTTTAAAATTTCTTAACTACTCGCCCCCTAAGGGCTATGGTGTTTTTGCTTGGTGTGAGTGAGGAATTAACCTCACTCGCAAGCCAAGACTATCTATTGATAAGGTAATCAAAAACCTCATTCACAATGCAAAGAGTAAATGCGATTGATGCAAAAATTACTGCAACCAGACTCAAGGTTGAGTCGTTGTGCGTACCAATAGCAAATAGGAAGTTGATAATAATAATCAGCCTAAACATAGTATATCCCTTTCGTTTAACTACCCCCCATATATAACAATTATATATAAAAATGTCAAGTATTTTATAGCAAAAATATACATTTCTTATACTAATTGCCTGTTGCATAAATGGCAGTGGCCCACATGTAACACCAAGCGAACGAATCATGAACACAAGTATTTTCAGAGGTACCTTATAGGGGGGTGGGGTGGCTCGCAGTCGCACCGCCGCCTGAATTTCCCTAGGCGAAAGAAAAATTTATCGGTTGTAGGTTGGTCATAAGAAAAACTTTTAAAGAGCGGAGAGACGCATGTCTGAGACAGATACGAGGCCATCTAATCCGATGGATAATCTTTGCCGATCCCTATTTCATGAGGACTGGGATTATGGAAACCCTGAGCTCAAGCAAGGGATCAGAGATACTGTGATTGACTTTCTGGAAGGTCTTTCTGGCGAGGAAGGTTTTGCCGTGTGGAACTCACGTGACGGTGTGAGAGTAGGCACAGTCTGCAAGGAAAAGGAGGAAGCTGAGATTTACATGGTTCCTTCGAGTGGCGACAAGATTGTTCCTGTGAGAGTTTATCACGATTACGACGAATTGCTCTGGTGTCGAAAAGAAGAGCTGGATCGATCGCAAGCGGAATGGCTAAGCAGACCGTCTCAGGAAGATGAAGAAGTGTAAATTAGTGTTTCGTACTGTTTCATAAAATACAGAATTAGAAAATTTCCAAAAAACATTTATTGGAATTTGATTCTCATATTAGCAGACCTTCCCTGTTACTAACTCTGAAAGCGAGTTGACGCCAGGCCGGATACATAAGCGGCTGGCTAGGAGCTGACGGAATTTTTTTAGGAAGGTTTGAGGGGGAGCAATGGGGGTTGAGAAAAGCAGGGCCGAGATTGCCACTCACTGGGGGGTGAGTAGGCAGGTCGTTGATAAGCTTGTCAGGAACGGCAGGCTTCCGGTTAACGGCCTGACAGGCAAGATTGACATCGACATTGCTGATAGGGTCAGAGCCGAGATGGACACGCGCACGATAAAGAGTGCGGAGACAGTGAGGGCTATGGGCGGTCAGGTTCGCCCAGATAGCAATGAAGAAATAGCAAAAACTAACGAGGCCATAAGGTCCGCTCGTGCGAAAGAGCAAGATGTCAAGACCAAGCTGGCCGAATTAAAATTCAAAAAAGAGAGCGGAAAGCTCATTGAAATTGAGGAAGTGTCTCGCATAGCGGAGGGCGCTGGGCGTGTACTGTCTCAACTGTTAACCAGTTTTCCAGCCAGACTGTCGGGGCAGTTGGCAACAATGAGCGACGCCATTGAGATTTCTGAAATGCTTGAGGAAGAGTGCAGGCGAGCGGTTGAGGAATTTTCAAATGCTTTGGGGGAAGCGATAGATGATAAATCAGGCGGAGGTAATAACTAAAGCTTTACAGGCAGGCTTAAGGCTTCCGCCGAATTACACAGTATCCGAATGGGCTGACGAGACGATAATGCTGCCGTCAGAGATGGCGGCTGAGCCTGGGCGCTGGAGAACAGATCGCGCTCCCTACCAACGGGAAATGATGGATGTCCTAACTGACAGGCGCATTAAAATCGTTGTCATAAAATCGAGCGCCCAAATCGGGAAGGGCCTTTGCCTAAAGACGGATCTCCCAACTCCGCACGGCTGGACAACCATGGCTGATGTTAAAGTGGGGACCGAATTGTACGACGAGTCCGGTAGTGTATGCCGCGTCACCTATGTGTCGCCAGTGCATAATATTGATTGCTACAGAGTTACGTTTTCTGACGGGTCTCAAGTTACGTGCGATAAGGATCATCTGTGGCATGTTGAGAGTGACACTTGCTTAGATAAGCTTGACTTTATCGGACAAGACATAAGAGGAATGAGAGTTGACAAAAGAACTGTTGGCACGCTTGGAATCGAGGATATCTACAAATTTTACAGATATCCTTCAAGGTCTAAAAACTCAGATTTCCGTTACAGGTTTGCCGTGCCCGTTGCACAAGCTATTTCAGGATCAAGGAAGGATGATGAAACGCTCATCTCTGGATATGTACTTGGGCTATGGCTTGGGGATGGTGGAACCAAATCTAACACAATTTTCTCAGGCCTTGAAGATGTCGTCGAAATTTCAAAAGAGATTATTTCCGAAGGCTACAGAATCTCACTTAAAGAGGCTCGGACTTGCTGGGCAATCAAGGTTGACCCAGGAAGACAATCAGTCAATGTCGGGCGAGGATGTGAATCCGTTCATAGAGCACAAGGTGCGACACGAGCTTTGGTCGCAGGAGCGCCAGGCGATTTTGGTTGCTCGTTATCTGCGCTCGGGGTCCGAGGAAGAAAGCATATCCCAGAAGCCTACCTCAGAGCAGAAACGTCGGTACGGTTTTCTCTCCTTCAAGGACTGATGGACAGTGACGGTTATATTTCTAAGAATGGTCGCTGTGAATTCACCACATCTAACGACGATCTTGCTGAAGGCTTTGGTGAACTACTAGGTTCTCTGGGCATTAAATTTACTTGCAAGCCTAAAAAAGCTGTTGCTGTTGTAGATGGAGAGAAGATTGACTGCGGAAATGCGTGGCGCTTCTCCTTCTTGGTATATAGTGACACGCCGGTTTTCCGTCTAAAGCGCAAGCTCGACAAAATGGTTTCTCGCGAAGGTCGCAGAACTACCAAGACTGAGCGTCGGCGCATTGTGAATGTCGAAAAAGTGCCAAGTGTTCCTACTCGCTGCATTCAGGTGGATAGCCCGAACAGTTTGTTTCTATGTTCGCGGAACTTTATCCCAACGCACAACACCAGTGTACTGCTCAATGGTATAAGCTACTTCATTTGCCATGAGCCAGCGCCAATGCTGATGATCCAGCCAACACTGGAGATGGCAGAGGCTTTTAATAATGATAAATTGGAACCGCTGATTAGAAGTACGCCAGCGCTTAGTGAGAAGGTGGGCGACGAGAAATCTCGCAGCTCAGCCAACACTAAGAAACAGAAGCAATTCCCTGGCGGCTTCTTGCGGATGGTGGGGGCCAATAGCCCGACATCACTTCGGATGCACTCTGTAAAGCTTGTGTTCGCCGATGAGATTAACGCTTACCCCAGATCATCCGGCAATGAAGGTGATCCCGTTAAGCTCGCTGTAAAGCGGATGACGACATTCCCTGACAGCACCTTACTGTTGACATCAACACCGACGGTGAAGGGGTTGTCCAGAATATCTGAATTCTTCGAAAAGTCTGACAAGAGATTCTATAACATCCCTTGTCCAGATTGCTCAACATTTCAGAAACTTGAATTTGAGAATATCATTTGGGAGAAGGGCGACCCTTATTCAGCTCACTATGCTTGCCCACATTGCGGCACCCTTCACAGCGATCATGTTATTAAAAACAACTTAAAGCATGGCGTATGGAAAGCTGAAGGCGAGCCCTGTGACATTGCGGGCTTTCATATTTGGGAGCTATACAGCCCCTTCTCAAGCATGGCGAAAATTGTTCGCGAGTATGAGGACTCAAGAGGCCTCCCGAATGACGAGAAAGTTTTTGTCAACACGGTACTCGGCGAGGATTATGATAGCTCTGAAGGCACCTCAGTAACGGCTGAGCAGTTGTTCCATCGCAGGGAGGAGATCCCTGAAGATGTGTTACCAGGGGGCGTTGTTTGCTTAACTGTCGGCGTTGACGTTCAGGGTGACAGGCTTGAGTGCTTAACACTTGGTCATGGCATCCAGAATGAGAAATGGGTAATTGACTTTACCAAGATCTATGGGCGTCCAGATACGGAGGCACCATGGCTCGAATTGGAAGAGTTGTTACTTAGACGATTTACGCATCCATCAGGCCATGAGCTTATTATCGAAGCTGCCGCAATAGACAGTGGTTATTCGGCTGATACGGTTTACAAGTTCTCAAAGAAGGCTCTGGGGGCCGGTCGTCGCTGGTATGCGATCAAAGGTGTTGACGGTGAAAGCCGTCCGGCATGGACTCAGTCCGACGCTAGAATAAAATTCAATGCAAAGTTGTATATTGTTGGCGTTGATAGCCTAAAAACATCATTATATTCAAGGCTTTCCAACGAAACGCCAGGCGCTGACTATATTCACTTCCCAGTAAGAGAGCAACTCACAGTTGAATGGTTCGAGCAACTTATTCACGAGAAGGTTATTATTGAGAACGACAAGAATGGTTATCCTCGGCGAGTGTGGATCAACCCTAATAATAAGCGAAATGAAGCCATGGACATCATGAACTATGCCGAAGCTGCGCACAGCTCTCTTAATGTGGATCATGAGGCCAGGTTGTCGTCGCTTTATCAGGGCAGAAAGAAAACCGCAGCTGATGTGGCCAGAAAGATGAAGGGATTGTCATGAGTAGTTGTGAGAGTAACGCAATAGACTTTACGGCCTTGGACTGCTTGGGGCAGTGTCAATATCTATACAATCAGTATATCGCGCTCATGACCGGCAACAGCACACCGATTAGAGTTCGATATAAGGATATGTGGACGGAGGTTCGAAACCCGACCTCCGGCGATATGGATAGGATAAGAGAGCTTTACATAACTCTTTGGTCCAATTGCCCAGAAGCGCAATGCGAACTTCCCGATTTGTCCAAGGGCGCTCAAGTGAGACGCGGCCCACCAGCCACAGGTATTTTTCACGATGTCAGAGATCATCAAACCCACCGCCTATACCCCTACGCTTCGTCACGAAAAAGATATTGAGATTTGGCGTCCCAGATTGAAATCAGCGGACTCTGAGAGTCGCTATAACATTAACACAGCCAAGGCGAGGGCTCGTGAGGCCGTTCGCGAAGATGCTTATGGGGCCAACGCTCTAAGGATTAGCCGAGACAGTGTTGTCGGCAAGAAGTTCAAGCTTAGCATGAGGCCCGACTATAACTTCCTTGATATATCAATGGAAGCCGCTCTGGACTGGGCTCAGTATGTTGAGCGCGAGTGGTTTAGATATGCTGAAAGCTTCCCTTTCGACGCTGACGCCAAGCGTACAGATACATTTACATTCATGATGCATACGGCTTTTTGCTCAATGTTCATGAACGGAGAGATCCTTGCGACTGTCCAGGCAAAGGACGGAGCGTCAGGCTACAGAACCTGTTTAAACTTAATCGAGCCAGACAGACTTGAGAGCCCGCATGGCGATATGGTTAAGCCATTGCAGAGGCACGGCGTTGAGCAAGACGAATTTGGCGAGCCGATCGCTTACTGGATACGCAAACATCACGCCTCTGATGTTGGAGTTGTTTTTGAGGCCGTAAACAAGGAATACGAAAGGATAGAGCGCTACGACGATCTTGAGCGTCCAAAAGTGCTTCACTGTTTCGACAATTACCGCCCAAGCATGACACGCGGCATATCTAAGATGCTTAGCACGGTGCGAAATATCAAGATGTTAGGGACGTTTGATGACGCCTCTCTTGAGAAGCAGATCTTGCAGGCTAACTATGGCGCAGTGATTAAATCTGATGTCAATTATGAGACCGCGATGCAATTGCTTGGCGCGACAGGGCATAAACGTGATGGGAATTGGGAAAATCCTGCCATGGGACCGGCTCTTGATCAGCTGGAATCATCATCTGAGTATCATAATGAGATGAATATCTTGTTTAATGGCTCAAGAATTCCGCATCTCGTGCCAGGTGAAGAGATTCAATTGCTTGAAAGTCATACAAATGGCGTTGAGCAAAAGGAGTTTGTTGACGGCATGATCCGCAGGCTGGCCGCCGGTACAGGGGTTAGCTTTGAAAGTCTTGCCAGAAATTTCTCAGACACCTCTTATTCGGCAGCAAGAATGTCACTTGCGGAGACATGGAGACACTTCGAGGTCACTAGGGAACACTTAAACAAGCGTTTCGCAATGCCTTATGTTGGCGCATGGATGGCTGAAGGCATTTTGGAAGGTCGCTTGGATATGCCAGACGGGATTAAGCATAATCCTGAAAATTGGTTTAAGTTCAGGACCGGCCTTGTGCAGGGCGAGTTCATCTCATGGACAAAACCACTGATCGATCCAGTAAAAGAGCAAAAAGGTCGTCACCTTGCTCTGGCAATGGGTACATCAACACTTGAATCTCATGCGGCTGCGGATGGTGAAGATTGGCAAATCAATCTTGAGCAACGGGCTCGTGAAAAGAAAAAGCGCGAAGAGCTTGGTCTTAATCCTGAAGATATAGATCCAACTTTGGCATTCTCTGGGACTGGTTCATCCGGTCAGGAAGGGAATGAGGGCGGAGGATCTGGTTCCGGTTAGGGGCGCTCCCTCCTAGATACGTTCGTATAGCGCTTCTATTGGCTTGCACCTTGACACTCCCTTTGTCGGTGCAAGCCACTTTTATCGAGGAAAAATATGGCAGATTTTTGTTACTTAATGGACCGGCTTTATAACCGGCCACACTTGGTTTCGCCTCATTACGCCAAGGTCATACAGTCAGTTTTGGCTGTAAGGGCGGGGCGTGAAGCTCTTTTTGAGGGAGATTTGGACACCGAATACCGGAATCCAAAGGAGGCAATGGTTACTAAGGACGGGATTTACGTTATCCCAATCGTCGGCGGCCTTTATCATCGCGGCGACATGCTGGATGCGTCAAGCGGCGCTCAATCCTACACTAATTTAAGAAATCACATGTTCGCAGCCATTGAAGACCCTGGAATTAAAGGGATCTTGCTGGATATAGACAGTCCAGGCGGCGAGGCGGCAGGTTTGATGGAGTTTGCCTCCGACATCAAGTTAATCGACGAGGTTAAGCCGGTGTGGGGCATAGCAAATAGCTTCGCAGCCTCGGCGGCTTACGGGATCTTGTCTGCATGTTCCAGGGTTTTTGCAACTCCGACCGCTGAAGTCGGCTCTATCGGTGTTGTTGTGATGCATACGGACATCAGCGAAATGCTGGAAAAGGATGGTGTGAAGGTCACATTCATTCAAGCTGGCGATAAGAAAACGCTCGGCAACCAATATGAGCCACTTTCTGAAGAGGCTCAGATAGAGATTCAGACGAAAGTTGACGATCTTTATGAGACTTTTGTCGCTCTGGTCGAGGAAAATCGCCCAATGAGCGAGAAAGAGATTCGAGAAACCCAAGCGGGAACCTTCTTAGCGAAGGAAGCCCTTGGATTGGGGTTGATCGACGCAATCGCACCCTTCGAGCAAGTAAAAAGCGAGATGGCTGCACACTTAACACCTAAGCGGAGTGCTGAGGTGAAATATTCAAATGGAGTATTAATACATGAGCGATAACACCCCAATCGTTTCAGAGGATGAGGGCGGCATCAAAGGTATGGATGCGGCTTTAACCAAAGTTAGGGCTGACGGACATGATGAGGGCTATCAAAAAGGCCTTGCAGATGGTCGTCAACTGGCAATGGAGATCCTTGGCTGCGACGAAGCCAAAGGACGCGAGACATTTGCTCGCAAGCTTGCGGCAGATCCAGACATGACACTGGAAAAAGCTAAAGGCTATTTGGAAAGCTCCGCAATGGAGCCTGAAGAAAAAGACAAAAAAACAACCATCGATCTTAAAGGGTATCTTGAAGAGTCTCAGCCACGTATCGGGGCAGACCGAGACGATGCCCAGGCGGAGCGTGAAAGGCGTCTTGAGCGTCTGAATTTAATCGCAAAATCAGTTGGAGGTAGCAGATAATGAGTTCAAATCTTCCACATGCCGCGTTTGGCGGCACAGTCAGCGCTATTGTGCATAATCCATTGCACATGCCAGGCAAAGATCCTGTGATGGCTCCTTTTGTCATCGAGGCGGGTCAAACATTAAGCCTTGGCTCGGTTTTGGGCGCAATTACAGCATCAGGCAAGTTAAAACTGTCTGATCCTGCATCTTCGGATGGTTCAGAAACGCCTCGCTACATTCTTGCTGAAGACCTTGACACCAGCTCTGGCGATAAAGTCTTCCAAGTTTATGTTGAAGGCGCATTTAGCGAGACAGCGCTGGTTTACGGCGGTGCTCACACATCAGACACAGTACGAGTTCCTCTGGCTTCTCAGGGAATTTACCTCAAATCGGCTCGTTACAGCTTTACGTAAGGATATATAAACATGTCAATTGAGAACTTCCGTTACGAGACCTGGGAAACGGACGCAATGGTCAAGAGTATTGACCCTAAGTTCAACTTTTTATCAGCGATGTTCTTCAACACTGCGAAACAGTTCACAACAGCAACTGTCGAGTTTGATATTGTTGAAGGCGGTCGTCGGATTGCACCTTATGTGTCACCTCTGGCCAAAGGTAAGCCCACAAGACGCTTGGGCTATCGCACCTTTGCCATGAAGCCAGCTTATATCAAGCTGTCAGACACAGCATTCCCCACAGAAGCCTTTACACGAATGGCTGGTGAGGAATATGGCGGCGACAAAACTCCTATGGATCGAATTGATCAGATCACAGCGGAGCAAATCGCAACCCACAAGGAGATGATCGAAACACGCCTCGAAAAAATGGCATCAGAAGTCCTTTTCGATGCGAAACTGACCATCGTTGATGATGACTATCCCGAGGCAATTGTTGACTTCGAACGAGACGTTAACAACTCTATCACAGTTGGTAATGCCTGGGGCACTGCGGGCGCGACTCCAGAAGACGATATTCAGCAATTATCATTGCAGATCAACAAATCGTCACGCGGCGCAAAAGTGACAGACCTGATTATGTCAGGCAATACAGCGGATAAGCTGAAATCCAACCAGGGAATTCGGGATCTTGTTAACAGAGACTTTAACCTCTCTCCTGGAACAACAGGGTTTGAATTCGCAAAGAACCGTGTTGATCATGATGTGACTTACATTGGCCGCTTGGCTGGTAAGTGGGATCTCTGGTCTTACGATGGCTACTTTGAAGACGATACTGGCCAATCAGTTCCGTTCATTCCTGACGATAAGGTTCTTTTCGTTGCGAATGGTGGTCCAAACAGCGGTATCATGGGTCATCGCTATAATGGTGCGATCCTTGATCTTGAGGCAGGCCTAACTCCAAAAGAGATTTTCGTTAAGTCGCAAGTCAGTTTTGACCCATCAGGCGTGGAAGTTGTTACCCAGACAGCTCCATTAATTGCCATGAAGCGTCCAAATGCTTCAGGCGTTCTCACAACAGCTTAAAGGAGACTTCAATGCCTTATGCAAAAAACAGAACTAGCGTGACCGTGGCCACAACCACTGACCCGCAAAAGAATCGCGTTCTTGTTCAAACAAAAGATCAGGAACAGACTTCAACAGCGGAAGGCGGGACTACAGAGATTCACGCATCCGATAAAGTCTGGTTAGATAAGTACCAGATCCTTTCTTAATAAAAATCATCAGGGGGAATTGATATGATTAGAATGAGTGTTACTAAGCCTTTTATTTACAACGTAAAGTGCTCTGCGAATGAAAGTGATTTTTTTCAAACAGAGCTCGTCGAGGGGGAAAACGGAGGCTTGGTCAGCATGAAGGTAGCTTACAAGCGGATTAGAGGCTTTGTGCCTTATTCGCGAGTGCCTACTGAGCCGGAAATTGCTTTGCATCGTGACGGGAAATTGCCTGAAAATATGATCATGAAGAGCGAGCAGGAGATTGAAATCCATACCGGCCCAACAATCATTGAAGTTCCCCCTGAGCACGTAGACATTCTTGAAGCAAAAGGACTGGCCAAGAGGATTGATGCGACTGTTACAGAACATGCATTTACTGAGCAAGAGCCTGTGGCGCAGCCTGCTACCGAGCTGCCTGTCGCTGATACCCTACCTACAACTTCTGCTTCAGATGCTCTGCCAACGATTAATAACGGAGGTCAATTGAGTGGCTGATAAAGACATCTATGGCTCAACGAATAACGTGCAAGTCACAACCGGCAGGAGTACCTTTTCTCCTAAAGTTAAGATTTATCACGGCACGAGCGGCAAGGTTCATGGGGTGGAATCTCCCGCGAATGGAGGTGATACCGGATCTTACTACGGAGGACCTGGCGACACCGTTGAGCTGCCGAACCCCGAATTCAGATATTGGGCTAACGACCTCGGCGATAGTATTTTCGACGTAACACCAGTGACTGTCACATGCCCAACTGTGGACAGCACAATAGTATTTGCAGACACCACAGCTTACACAGCTGATTGCGTCTAAGGAGATTTTTAAGTGGCAACTTTGACCCCTGTAAACGTGGGATCATCAGCGAATGATGGTTCCGGCGATCCAATCCGCTCGTCTTTTCAAAAGATTAATGCTAACGAATCCGCGATTAACTCTGAGTTGGTCGTGACTTTTAACGCTGCCTCTCTCGTCGGCAGTGACTTGCAGTTGACTCGGGTGAACGGGACAACGTTGAACGTTGACTTAAGCTCTCTTGGCGGCAGTGAGACTGTAACTGCGCTTTCTTACAACGCAGGCACAAACACGCTTACATATACAGATGAAAACAGCGCCACAACTAATCTTGACTTGAGCAACCTGTCTGACAGCGAGACATTAACGTCACTCGCATTTAATGCGGGCACAAATACGCTCACATATACCGACGAGAACGGGACTCCGACCGATCTTGACTTGAGCACTTTATCAGCGGATCTATACATTACTGGTGCCGCGTTTGATAACGTGTCAAAGACTCTAACTCTATCTGATGCTGACGGCGGGACTGCGGATGTTACTGTGGACTTGTCTGAGCTCGCAGGTTCGTTGGTTGACAATACAGATGGCACTTACACTTACGATCCTGGCACAGGCGTCACTGTAACAATAGACACAAATAAAACATTCCTTGATTTGACGGATGGTCCAGCGGCCTATACGGGCGAGGCTGGAAAGGCTGTTGTTGTTAATGCAACAGAGGATGGCGTTGAGTTTGGCGATGCGGTTTCTCATGCGGATGCTATCTCTCCGGCGTCAGATGACGCCACAGGCGCGATAGGCATTTCCACAGACTCAGCTCGTGAAGATCATAAGCATCCAGCGCAAGGCGTATCTGCGGATGCAAACAACGAGTTGAGCGTTGGCACTGACGGCCTTCATTTCTTTGATGGCTGGGATCGGGTTTTCCTGTCAAACACAGCGGTAGCTCCTGCTTTAGCGGGTTCACCTACGATTAATGAGATTTCAACTGCCGCTGGTACAAACAGAAATGAAATTTTGTACTTTACAGGCACAGATGTTGGTACAGACGCTCCAACTCATATCTATCATATTGACAAGTCAGGTGCCGTAACATTGTTAATGGAGCCTTTCGTTCAGGCTCCTAGCTCTGATGCGTTTAACCGCATTACGACCGGCAGCGATGGCCTTCACCACTACTCAGGTTCAACTCTTACATTCATTGGAGACACAGCGACAGCTCCGGCAATAGCAGGACTCCCAACGGATGCTGAGGCGTTGGCTGCGGCTGGCTCTGGTACTGTGCGCGACATTTTTGTGTACTACAATGGCACTGATGTTGTTAATACTGAAACAGCCACTCACGTTTGGTATATCGACAGCGATGGGTTTATCGGGCGCTTGCGCTCGCCAGCAGCCAGCTCGGAACTCACTTCAACCAAGATCGACAGCTCTGGCGGTGCGTCCGTTGAGACTCTCGCTGCGTCAACAAATCTGGGCGCTGTGAAGCTCTTCACTAACATTGACGTGACCAATAGTGCGTCTTTAACTGTGCAAGCGGGCGAAACGCTGAACGGCGTAACGGACGGCACGTTCCTATTCTCAAATTATACGGCAGGCACGCAATTCCGTGCTGATGAGGTGAATGGCGGCTGGGTTGTGTCGGTGGCTGGTGCGAGCACGACCAATACTGTCGAGCTGACCACTGGCAGCGTCAACGACATCACGCAGGTTTCGGGCTCAACGGTTGTTTACAACTCCAACCCTAGCGCTGGGCAGATCTCGATCAATTCTGTCGAGTATTATGACGAGGGCTCATTCCGTCACTTGCGCGTTGACTTTGTTAGTGACGATGACGACCAAATCGTGCTTCAGGTTGGCGGCTCACTCATGCCGACTGGCGGCAAGATCATTGATGTGCAGTGCCTTGGCACAAGCCTTGCCAGCGATCCAGGTAATCCACTAACCGGCGGCCTTGTTGCCGGTCAGGATGCACAGTTCTTTGTGAACCGCATCGATAGCCTAGATGCTGACACTACGTTCTCAGTCTGGCTTAAAATCCTCAACACAAATGCAGGATCTGTCGTCCTTGCTGGCATGGTGACGCCGGAGCTGTCGCGAGTCAGCACGCTGCTTGATGATTTGGAAGTGGCAGAGCTTGACGGCATCCAAGTTCGGCCAAACCAAACAAACCAACAGTTTGAGATTAAGTCCGCGTCAGGAGCTATAACTCTAACCAACTTTAGACCGGCCTACTTCCTTGAGACTGGAAATGTTGGTGGCAATCTGGCACCTTCCTCCAAAGCCCTTACTGATGGGGCATGGTCTACAGTTTGGCAGGATTTAACTCTCAACATAGGGCTTGCAGGAGGTCACGAGAAAGCGACATTCACCCACAACGGCAACGACTATATTTTATTTGCCGAGACCGGTTCGTCTTGGTCTGCCAACAGAGTTGTCATTGAGCGCGTTCAGCAAATGTCAGTCGTTATGCCGGATGCGTTGACGCCGGAAACGTTGCAGCGTGCCAGCAGGTATTCGCAGGCAACTGGCAACTTCTCAGCCCCTGGCATTTACACTGAGGGTTCGGGCGTCACATACGATCCATCAGGAATGCTCACTGCTGGACTTCATGAGTACACAATCCCCGAGACCGGAACCTATCGGATCACGGCGATGAGCGGCGAGACGACAACTCACTTCAACAGCTACGTGCGAGTGAATGGTGCGAATACGTACATCTTGGGGAACGCGTCAGATGACGACACAAAGGCCCTGTCAGTTCTTGCGGACTTGACGGCGGGCGATGTTGTTGACTTCTGGCGCAATGACGGCGGCACAATTAGCATTGTCAATGTCAGCACGTCGATTGAACAACTCCCAACGCACACTGTAGCCACACCTGATACGCTATCAGTCAGCGATCAATCGACCAGCGGCTACATGGACATTGGCGACATGCGGATGCAGTGGGGATCGGGTTCAGGAAGCGGAGTCACAGAGGTTACGTCTAATTTCCCCGCTCCATTTGCTGATACCAGTTACCGCGTCACAGCCAGCACAATTGGCGGCGGAAACGGTCAGACCATATCCATTCAAAGCAAGACAACAACCAGCTTCAACAGCACGCAGGTTGATGTTACTGGCACGCCGCGAAGCAACTCCTTCGATTGGATTGCCATCGGCCTCAAGCCGTAACAAAATTGCTCCGGCGACATCCCGTTGCCGGAGCCTTTCTCACAAGGGAAAATTGAATGACAAATATTTTTCTCACGGTTAACCCGTGCAGAAGGTCTGTGGTGCTGTCGAGCAGCGGTTGTAATGTCGATTTATGGAATGACAACAACCTTATCATCACCAGACATAAACTCAAAGATGACCGTTGCGGCGAGCTGCAACGGCTTAAAAGTTTATTGAGTATGTATGACAAGAGAGGGTGGTCAATAAGGATTGATGGAAGAGAGAGTACGGATTGTGCAAAAGAGCTCAATACCCTCCTTTCAGACTTCCTTAAGCCGAACCGCCCAAGGGATACTATCGGTGAGATCGTCTCACGAAGATTAAGAAGGGCAGCATAATGACGGAAGTTAACGCCAGCATGGACCTTTTGGACCTGATGATAGGGACAACAGCGGTGAACCTGCTAATTCAAACGTCTCTAATGCTCGTTCTGGCTGTTGCAATGCAGCGAGGGTTGGCTTTTGTCCTTGGGAGCACGCGGATGCGCGAAGCTCGCAAAGACCGACACACGGAGCTGATGTCTCAGTGCAGCAAAGTTGTATCGGAACGGAGACAACACGAAATTGAGATTAAATCTCTTAACGAAAGAATCTCATCAATTTACTCCATTCTTGGTGTTAAAAATCCTCAATCGGAAGGAAATTTTGTAAATGGGAATGTGGCAGGAGCTAACTTCATTTCTGGACGGAGTGTTCGGGACGGAGAATGTGCAGATAGCAGCACGAAGAGCGATAATCATAGTATTCCTGACAACAGCTTACCTGTGGCTGAGAGCGCAGATACGCAAACCAGGCGGCTCCTCAGCTTGGTACGAAAGGGAAATCGACCAACTGAGCAAAAGGATCTCAAAAGAGACGGAGCTTTGCGCGGAGCTGAAGGGAGTGAGGGACGGTCTGTCAAGTCACATAGCCTTCCTAGAGAAGGAATTAGAGCGCCAGCATTATCGACCTAAAAAAGAAGGTAAATATAACTGGGAGCTTCCAGAAACGGGCAACTCTATACAGAATTAAGTTTAGCGTCACGTTCTTCTC